TAGCGCCTACTGCACGGCCAGCAACTTGACCAGGACCGCTAGCTTCAATAGACGACAGGACGTTACTAACCGCACCGCGCTGTTCGCTTGGGATAGCGCGCTGTCGGTTTAGCTCATCAAAATTTGCTTGCAAGGTATCAAGAATGTCAAGAAATTGACTGCGCGCTGTAGCTTGCTCTGTTGCGCGCTTACCTGCCGCCGGCTCTCTGCCGGCAATACCTACAACGCCCGGCGCCGTAAAGCCGCCGCCGGTGTAAAGCCGCGCATCAACCTTCAGCATGCGAGTAGGATCGTCGGGATCAACGATGTCCGTAAGCGTCGGCGCAGCCGAACGCCCTCGCGCGTCGATAACATTGTCAACTTCAGCGCGCTCCACACTGCCAACCGGCAAACTGTCGCGCAGTTCTTGCAGGCGTTGCAGTTCAGTCTTTCTTTCAGTTGTTTGTTTGTCCGCTGCCGCACGCGCAGAGATCATAGCCGCTTCTGCGCGCTGCCGTTCGAAAGGCAACTTAGCTGCTGCCGTAGATGCTTGCGATGCTGCTGCTTCTCCTTTTACTCGCGCGGCTTCGGTTTCAGTGCGGATTTTATCCAACTCAAGCAGCCGCTTTGACATGCCGGGCGTGGTTTCAATAAATCTATCAACTGCTTTTTTACGATCTTCTGGACCCATCAACATAATTTCTGCTGCTGTTGAGCCCATGTCTAAGCCGCGCGACTTCATCAGCCGAAACGCCTCAGAAAAGTTTTCTAGCGACGGGTCTTTGCGGACAAACATCAGCCCTTCTGCAAGGTCTTGCAGCTTGTCTGCTTGACGTTTCTCTTGCGTTTCGATTTCCGCTCGCTGAGCCGTCAACGCCTGTAGCCCCGGCGCGCCGAATGCTGCCGCCTCAGAAAAAGACATCGGCGCTCCCGACGACAGTCGTGACCGCAGCGCGTTTTCCTGCTCTTGCGCACGCATCAACTGTTGCGCTTGCAGTTGGCGTAGCGCGTTTGCATCTTGCGCCGCCTGTAGCTGACTGACCTGCGTCATCATGTTCAGCGGGGATGCGAACTCAGGGGCTTTGAATCCCATTGCGACTAACGGTTGAGTAGCCATTGCGTCACCTTGTGCTTAGAGCATACCTTGGCCGTAGCGGCCTGCGTAGTCATACATTGTTGCCGGACGGTTGGCAAGCATGTTCAGCATGCGGTCTTGCATGTACAGATTGGTGCCCGTGCCAATTGCGCCCGACAGCGCGTTCGCCATGCCCATCGTGCCGGAGGCTTGCGCCGCCCCGATCTGTCCAGCGGCATTTGCTTGGGCAGCACCAAGATTTCCCATCTGACCCGCGATGTTTGATGCAAGCCCTTGGCCGGTTTGCGCGGTCTGCATCAACGGCAACATGCGCGCGGTGCGCTCACCAGCAAACTGACCGTACTCCATAGCGCCAAGCCCTTGACGCCGGGCTAGTTCGTTTGCAAACCGACCGTATTCGGTGTTACCAAGCGCCGCGCGACGCGACAGGTCATCGGCAAACTGGCCGTACTCTTGTCCTGCCAACGCCGCTCTTGCAGCGCGGTCTGCTTGGAACCGCGCAAAAGCGTTTTGGTATTCTTGTGACGCGAGCCCTTGGCCGTATCGCTGAAGCGCTTTGCCGGTGCCGCCCGACAACAGATTGCCGCGTGCCGCTGCGCTTTGCTCAAGCGCCTTCATGCCTTCGGCCAAACGGAATGCGTAGCCAGGGTCCGCTTCAAAATTAAACTGCTCAGACGCCAACTGACCCGGCGTGACGCCGGTGTATTGCATCCGCGCAATCTCTGCTGGTGACAGCCCCGCAGTAGGCTGGTACTGCTGAGCGGCTAGCTCAGCGGCTGACAACCCGGCGGAAGGGCGATAAGTTTGCGGGTTGCGCAGCTCTTGCAAAAGCATGTTTTGCGCCTCGATCCCAGCTTCTCGAAACGGTGCTTGCGTCTCAAGTTGGCGCTCAAACATGCGCTCTTGCGCCGCCATACCTTCACGGGCCGCAGCGGCTTGAGTGTTGGCTGCACTGCGCGACGCACTAGCGCCAAGCAAACCGCTGGCGATCGAGCCCCCGGCAATTGCGGTTATTGGATCAGGCATTTGGGAACTCCTGGCGGTACGCCTCAAAAGTTTCGCCGTAAAGCGACAAGATGTCTCGCGCGGCGGTCATAGCAACGTCAGCCCCGTGGCAAATACGGACGACTTCCAGCACAACGTCATAGTAGCCTGCTCGCCATACAAACGACCGCTCATCGGCCTTGCGGACGCGTTCAGCGTCATCAGAGGCTTTCCAGCGCATGACTGCACTTGCCAGCATCGTAGACAGCGCCTGCGCGTTGACAAGGTAAAACGGGTTGCTCGGCAATCGTACCAGAAGCATGTAGATTCCGGTATCCAAGCGCGCTCGTTCGATTGGTTTGTCTCCGTCTACAACGTCGTCTAGCAGTTGAAACGCTTCCCAGACGTCCAACAGCCATGCGGCTGCGGCAGGCGGCAAGTTCAGGCGTTGGATATGGTCCGCAATCACGCGGGCCTCCACGCTACGCTATAAGTGCTGCTAAGCAAAGAGCTAGGCGGAGTGTATATAGTGCCAAAGCCAGAACTATTGCTCCACGGAAAAACGCAAGTTTGCGAACTGGTGGCAACAACAATATTTTTACCGTCCGGCGAAAAAGCCACTTCTCTTGCCACAGAACCCACGGTAGCCGGCCCGCTATATTTTGTGCCAAATCCTGTAGATGAACTCCAAGGGTATGCTTCTAAGGACGGCGAAGAGTTACTAAGGCTAAGCGCAATGACGCCGTTGCTAGGGGAAAAATCAATTCCAGATACCGCCGACGTTAGCGCCGACGCCGGGTTGCTATATTTAGCACCAAATCCTGTTGAAGCATTCCAAGCGTAGGCAGACACATATGGTGAATTAAGATGCCCTACGATAATTGAACTGCCATCGTTTGAAAAACGAACACTTCGGCCATCGCCTGCCGGCAGTGTACTGGGGTTAGCGTACTTAGCGCCGAAGCCTGTAGATGCGCTCCATGCATACACAGTCACATAAGGAGATGTGTCGTGCGCTACCGCCACCGCATTCCCCGCAGGCGAAAACGCTATGCCTCGCGCGTATCCAGTAGGTAGCGTTGCTGGGTTAGAGTATATGGTTCCAAATCCGCCGCTGGTTGTCCACGGATAGGCTACAACGTAAGGCGAAACATCAATAGAAAAAGCTGTCGCATTTTCTTGCGGCGAGAAAATACCGCCGGTTACAGTTGACGCGGGGAAAGACGCCGGGTCTGTATATTTAGCGCCGTACCCTGGCAACCACTTATACGCTATGACGTATGGCGGGCCTACCGAAACAGAAATTAAGAGCGTTTGCCCTGAAGGCGAAAAACTTGCGTTAAACACAATTCCGCTTAGCGCGACTGACGGATTAGCGTATTGCGCTCCAAAACCAGAGTTCCAAGCGTGCGCGTAAATATACGGCGTCGTGCTCCCGACACCTGTGACAAGATCGGTTTCCGGCGCTACGCCAGCGGTAGGCCGCGCTAAGAACGTCATGTGAAGTTCCTCATCAACGTGGCGTACCAAGCGTTAGGCCCGCTACGATAAGTGGCAACCAGCATGTCCACCGCGTTGGCGGTTGTCGTCAATGTAGTAGGCGAGCCTGCCGCCCATCTAAAAGACGCCGGCCAAGTCATCGTCCGCCCGCCAGTAGCGTCTTGCGTGATAAACCAGTTGATGGTCTGCCCGTCAGAAGGATTGCTCAGCGTTGGCGCTGTGGTGACGTTTGCTGTAAACGTGGTTGTGAACACGTTAGACAGCGAACAGTTAACGGTCATTGCAGTGGCGCTAAACGTCACAGCAACGGATGGCGTTTGGGCGCTACCAGAAATGCCAAGATCACCGTACAACGTGATGTTGACATCGTTTGACCCGCCAGTCTGACCAATCGTCATGGCCGTCGGCGTGGACCGCAGCACTGGCGTGCCGTTGACCGCAACGCCGATCTCGCCTGCGGCCACAGAATAGACGCCCGTGTCGTTGTCGCCGGTAAACGAAAACGCGGGCGCTCCTGCGGTTCCGGCGGCTAGTCGAACAGTCCCTGTACCAGTCATGCTGCCGGTCAACGCATAGGTGCCCGACTGGTTGAAATTACCCGTCAGTCCGTAGGTACCGGATTGAGTAATGTCACCAGTTTGAGTCAAGTCGCCGTACAGCGTGACGTTAACGTCCGCCGAACCGCCGCTCTGACCAATCGTCATGGCTGTACTGGTAGACCGCATCACCGGCACGCCATTCACCGTCAGCCCAAGTTGTCCAACGGCGGCCAAGTACATGCCCGTATCGCTATCGGACGCAAACGTGTACGCTGGGTTGGCTGCGCTGCCCCCCGCAGCAAGAATCTGCGAGGTGTTGATGGCGTTAGTGATGTTGTCAACTGTGTAGATTTCTACATCCGCTGACGTCTTCAGCACAAATTTGTATGACGTGCTGGCAAGCCAGACATTGGCTTCGCCGCGCGAGTTCAGAATAATTGGGTTGGTATTTGGCGTCGAAGCAGTTGAGTCAGTGTACGTTGCAAGCGGTGTGGTCGTGCCCGCAGCATAGGTGTACAGTTTGCCGTTAACGAGCGGGTTGCCGCTGTTGTCAAAAAACTGAAGTTTCGGCACTGCCGACAGCGATGCGCTCATAGCGACACCTCAAAAGCGGTCAAGATAATTGATGGAATGGCGGGGGAAAACGCTGTTGCGGGCTCTGCCAAAATTTGTATGGACGTGTCGTCTACTGCCCACATCAGCTCAAAGTAGCTGTTGCTTTGCATGTCTACCATAAAGTTCCATGCGGCTACAAGCTCAGAATTGTTACCTTTTATACGGACCCGGCTGGAAGAGTATGGTACGTCAACGCCGTTTATGCGCGCCCAAATGTAGACGTTGCCGTCGCTACCAGACGTCTTGTCAAGCTGAGCCGAAAACGAAAAGTTGTATGTGGAGGTGTCGGGCACGACAATTCGAGATGTGGGCGTGCCGCGATTGATGCCGAACGCCGTGACCGTTGTGTTAAGCGTCAGCGCATACGCCGTGTTTGTCAGCGCTGCCGTGTGGGTCGTGGTGTCGTAGAACGAGCCATGACGTGGCTTGCGGTTAAAAAACCGATACCACTCGCGCGACATAATGTTGTTAGTGCCGTCTTCCAGCAGCGGCACTCGCTGCGCGGGGATACGAAACGGCTGTGGGTTAGGCATCGGTTCCGCTCGCCTGTAACTCAGCGCCCATGATGGCAATCTTCACGGGGTCTGTGCCGCTTAGCTCGTACACCCGGTCGCGCAGTTTTAGCGTCATGCCAAGCCGCCGCCAAATGACACGCTGACCCGTCTCGCCGATAGCGCCTAGCGAACGCCAGTGCTCGTTAGACCAGGTGTGCCCGCCGTCATCCGACCAGCGAAGCATGACTTGAGGATTGTTGCCTTGGCCCGTTACTAGCCCTACGCCTGCTTCGCAGTCAAGCTGTAGGCTATGTTGCGCTGTGCGCTTCAGATTGTTTTGTCCTGTTGGCAGCGCCCGCCATGACCGCACCCAACGCTGAATTTCTGAGTCATCTGCGTAGGTGTCAAGATCAAGTTGATAGAGCTTGCCGTTGATGTAGTCGCCAACAATAATTTTGCCGTTAAACGCAGCAATGCAGTTGGCGCGGTGCCGCGTAAACGCAGCGTTTTGCCAAGCCGCGCGCTCATGCCAGCGTTCGGTTGATAGGTCGTACACCCAAGTCTTGCCGGCGGTCGGGAACGTCAAGATGTAAAACTGATGGCCGTCTTGCTGGTAGACCATGCCAATGGCATCTTCAATCGTGCTGTACGATTGAATTTCGTACTCGATTGCGTGCGTGCTAATGCGAACGCCGATGTAGCCGTTGGATTGATAGACAATCCCTTGGCCTTGCGCGTTACGGCCCAACCAAAATACTCGATTAGACAACTTGGCCGGGGAAAACCGCGCCGCGCACCCGAGTTCGTTAAAGGCGCCAGCGATGCGCTCCAGCGGAAAGTCAGGCCCGCCAGCGTTGTACCAGACCTCAGTCGACGTGGTGCCAAACACCCATATCTCACGGTTGCTGACAAGCACGGCCAAGATGTTGTCCGGCGCGCCTTCAGCACTGGAAAAATCTAGCGGGTCAACGGAAGTGCCGTCAAGCAATGCCGTCACCCATAGCTTTTGACTGTTAGGCTGGCTGAATACAAAGTATCCATCAATGAACCCAACTGACGAGGCGCCGGGAAAGTCAACATCTGTGATCTGCGCAAATGCTGTAGTGCTGTTGTTGTAGATGTATGACGTGCCCGCAGTGTTGCCAAATGAAATGAACATCTGCGTGCCGTTGTCGGCCATTGTTACTTGACCTGTGCCGACATCAGACGACACTGTGCCGCGCAGCGTTGCGGCATAGTTGCTATCCAACTCCCACAATTTTGTCTGAGGATACGGCAGCGTGGCGGCTGCTTGCGCGGTCACAACGTAGAGCTTGTCTTTGTAGACGTGCAAGCCGCGCACCGGGCCATCATCAAGCGTAGCGACCGGCGAGCCGCCAACAGTAGGTGTGATGAGCTTTAAGCCTGGCGCACGCTGCAAAAACGCGGCTTCTTTGCCACCTTCAGGTACAACTTCAGGAAACAAATTTACGCAGCGGTCATTTGCTGCGTTGATGCTACGCGCAACGTAAAACGCGCCTAGAATCGGAGTTTTCATCAGAAGTTGCCGGCATAGATGTTGTAGCGCTGGCGCGTCCCGACGATGCTGTATGGGATCGACATCAGGTCGTCAGGATTGTTGATGCGCTTCAGGTTGCGCTTAGACGTCATTGCAATCCGCGAGACTTGCCGCGACGGCTCGACACCAAACTCAGGCGCCAATTCGCACGCCAAGTTATAGCGGAAGCAACGGAAGTAGCCCGGCGGAAACAGAATTGGCGTTGCAAGCACAGCCGGTTGCGTTAGCTCTTGCACCGACACAAAATGGAACTCCAGCACCCGCGTAGGTACTGGATAGATGTACATGTCAATGTTGGGGAACGTCATGTTGACCCACATGACCTGCGGGTAGGTGCTGGTTACAGTCTTAAGCGCAATACCGTTGTACTGCTGTTGATTGATGAGCTTCAGACCGTACGAGACGCCGGTCGTTGGGTCTTTGAAGTAAGTTGAATCATCGACAAGAATAGGCCGGTTGCCTACAAAGTTACCCGTAGGCCCAAGCGTGCGGCTGATCGTTGAGGCCGGCCAACTGAACACTTGATCTTGCGTTGAAAACACTGCAAGCCGCTCAGTGTTCCACGACTCAATCATTTCATTGAGAGCG